CATGCTTGCCAAGGACTTCTGGACGAACGAGGACCTCAAGCCGCTACAGGATGCCGCCAAGTGATCAAACTAGACCTCGACATCAACGAAGTGAACTTCATCCTCTCGCTGCTCGGTGACTTGCCAAGCAAGACGGGGGCGTGGCCGCTGATGGTCAAGATCAAGGAACAGGCTGACCCGCAGGTGCCTGTGCCGGATGAAGTGAAGCAATGACCACCGTGCAAGAACTGGAAGTGACCGTAACCAGCCACATTGATGTCTGTTCGGTACGGTACGAAGCGATCCATGCGCGTTTAAAGCGTCTGGAGAGACTCGTGATCTCAGTCGGAGGCACGGTCATTCTGGTGCTGGTCGGTGCGTTGGGTTCCATGGCAATGATGCTGGTGGAGGCATTGCAAAAGTGACTGAGACGACCGACATCGAAATGTTCAAGGCGCAGGTGCGAGCCGAGTTGAACCGGCTTGAGGCGCAGTCTTCGGCAAAAGAAGTCGCAGGCAAAGCCATTGGCAAAGATGGCCTCAAGTACATCACGGTCATCGTGGTCATCGGTGTCGTTTCCAGTCTTGCTTTGGAAGGCGAGAAGATTGCGGCGGTAATGGGCCTATTGGGCGCGTCACTGACCGCGCTGATCTCCATGCTCAACAACATTGCCGGGGCTAACGAAAAGGAAGACAAGCCCGAGTTTGGCGTAATCAAAGAACTGATTAACAAACTGGATCGACTTGACCGCAAGGAAATGCCGATGCGTGTCGATGTCGAGGGCGACCATGTGACTGTCACGAAGGGCGATGATGTGGTGAGGGCAAGCAAATGATGACCATGATTAGCACCTTTCTCTCGTTCCTTGCGGGTGGACTGCCCAAAATTCTGCAAATCTTCCAAGACCGGCAGGACAAGAAGCATGAACTTGCTCTTGTCGCAGCCCAGAAAGAGCGTGAATTGGCCCTTGCAGAGCGTGGGTTTATCGCGCAGGCACGGGTTGAGGAAATCAAACTGGAGCAAATCCAGACGCAGACGGCTGCTGAGGAACGCCAAGCCCTGTACAACCACGACATTGAGATTGGCAAGGGCGCGAGTCAGTGGATGATTAACCTGCGAGCCAGCGTCCGTCCTGTTGTGACCTACATTTTCGTGCTGGAGTTGGTCGCGCTGAACATTGCCGGGGTGTGGTACGCATGGCATCAAGGGGTGCCGTTTGCGGCTGCAATGGCCGAAGTGTTTTCGGATGACGAAATGCTGATCCTAAGCAGCATTATTGCGTTTTGGTTTGGTACGCAGGCTTTTGGCAAGAAATGATTCACTTGTACATCGTTCTTATATGGGCGCTTGTAACCGGGAACGAGTCAAACATCGATGAGGCAGATTGGCAGTGAAAGTCAGCGCCGCAGCCATCGACATGATCAAGCACCACGAAGGGGTGAGGACTAAGCCTTACCGTTGTCCGGCGCTGTTGTGGACGGTGGGCGTGGGCCATGTGATTGATCCGACTCACGCGGCGGTGAAGTATGAGGAGCGCAAGAGTTTACCGGTACCCGCAGGCTGGGATCGCACCCTCACGATGGACGAGGTGGATCGGATTCTTTCTCAAGACCTTGGTCGGTTTGAGCGTGGTGTGGTTCGACTTTGCCCTGCTGCTGTTGGTCGTCAGGGAGTCTTCGATTCTCTCGTCAGTTTTGCCTTCAACGTGGGTCTTGGCAATCTCCAGCGTTCTTCCCTTCGGATGAAGACCAACCGGGGTGATTTTGAAGAAGCGGCAGAAGAATTCATGAAGTGGACGAAGGCGGCTGGGCGTGTATTGCCCGGTCTTGTCAAACGCCGTAAAGATGAGCAGGCTTTATATTTGTCGGGAGTTGCCTAGATGCCCCTACAAAAAGTTGAACTACGCCCCGGCGTCAACCGCGAGTCTACTTCGTACGCTAATGAGGGCGGGTTCTTCGCTGGCGACAAAGTTAGGTTCCGTTCGGGCTATGCCGAGAAGATCGGCGGCTGGCAGAGCATCAACATCAACGGCAGTACGTTCTTCGGCGTGTGCCGGATGCTGTGGAACTGGATCAGCAAACTCAATCAGAACCTTGTTGGCATGGGTACGAGCCAGAAGGTCTACGTGGAGCAGGGCGGCACGTACTACGACATCACTCCGCTTGGTAACTCGCTGACGCTATCGTCAAATCCGTTTTCTACTACATCAGGTAGTCGCCTTGTCACGGTTACGGCTTCTGGGCATCTCACGGCTATCGGCACGTACGTTAATTTCTCCGGTGCCACGGCAGTAGCCAGCCTGACTCTGAACGACCAGTACGAGATTCAGTCCGTACTTAACGTCAACGAGTTCACGATTTATGCTTCGGTTACGGCTTCATCCACAACGACTGGCGGCGGCTCGCTGGTCATTGCCAAGTTTGATATTGATGCAGGCAACGCTGTCTACAGTTCGGGCGTAGGCTGGGGTGGCCCTCCTTGGGGATCAGGCGGGTGGGGCTCTTCCACGGGTGCAGGCGTCGAGATGCGCCTCTGGTCGATGTTCAACTATGGCGACGATTTGATCTTCGCTGAACGCGGTGGCGAGATTTACTTCTGGACGATAGACACGACTTCGTGGTCTCGTGCTGTTACGTTGGAAGAAAAAGCCAACACGGCGATCAAAGGTACGACGCTTGGCGCGTTTGCCTCGGGCGTTACCACTATCGTTCTGGATGATACGACTGGGCTTGATACGGGCGCGGTGCTATCGGGTAGTGGAATCGTTAGCGGTACGTACGTCACGACTGCATGGGACTTCAGCAACTCAGTCACGATTTCGCAGGCAACGAATGCCTCGGCTACGCTTTCGGCTATCTCGTTCAGTTACTCCGGTCGGCACGTGCCGAACGAGGTCAATTACATTATTGACTCGCCAGTTAATGACTTTGTGATTTCTTGCGGCTCGACCCCGTACGACCCGACAAGTTTTGCCACGACGTTTGATCCGCTGCTTGTACGCTGGTCAGATCAAGGCAACGCTTACGAGTGGGTGCCAGCAACGACAAACCAGTCAGGCGAGCAGGGTCTGTCGCATGGCTCGTACATTGTCACAGCCAACAACACCCGTCAGGAAATCTTGATCTGGACGGACACGGCGCTCTTCTCCATGCAGTACGTCGGGCCTCCGTTCGTGTGGTCATTTACGCTGCTGGATCAAGATATTTCTATTGCATCGCAGAACGCCGTGCTGACGGTGAACAACGTGGTCTATTGGATGGGCCGCGACAAATTCTTCATGTACTCGGGTCGCGTTGAGACGCTGCCTTGCACCCTTCGCCAGTTCGTCTATAACGACATCAACTATGACCAATTAAGTCAGGTTGCGGCAGGAGCCAACGAGGGCTACAACGAGATTTGGTGGTTCTACCCATCGCAGAACAGCACGATCAATGACCGCTATGTCATTTATAACTATCTTGAGCGTATCTGGTACTACGGCAATTTGAACCGTACATTCTGGGCGCAGCATACGCAGCGCATCTATCCGTTCGCTACGTTCAACGTGCAGCAGGCATACCTTGCCACGAGCATCAATTCGTCGGTAACAACGATTGCCTTGACCGACACTTCGACCTTCCCGATGAGTGGCACTATCTCCATAAACTCGGAGAAGATTTCTTACGCTGCCAAGGACGGTAATACGCTCACCGGGTGCGTTCGTGGCATTGAGGGTACAACGGCGGGATCGCACGACCAGTATGCCTACGTCACGTTCAACGTCGCAAACCAAATTATGTTGCACGAAGTGGGTAACGATGATGCGTCGGTGTCTCCCGCACTACCCATTGAGGCATTTATTGAGTCGTCGGACTTTGACATTCAAGATGGTCAGAGTTTTGGTTACGTCTGGCGCATGTTGCCCGACCTCAACTTCACAGGGTCTACGGGATCAAGCCCGAGTGTGACGCTGACGGTACGGCCTCGGCAGAACTCTGGTTCTAACTATACGAACGCCGACAGCCCGACTGTCACGCGCACAGCGACCATACCGGTTCAGCAGTACACCGGGCAGGTCTATACCCGTGTCCGTGGTCGCCAGATGGCGTTCCGTGTGGACTCCAACGATCTTGGCGTTGCTTGGCAGATGGGCGTGATGCGTATTGACGTTCGACCGGATGGACGCCGATGACCGTTGCACGTGGCATATCTACGCCGAACTTGCCGGTTGCTCCGATTCAATACGAGCAGCGGTTTCAAGATCAATTTAGTAACGTCCTGCGGCTTTTCTTTAGACAGGTAGCCAATCGGGTTAATTCACCGACCGCACATGCTTCGTATTTTGATACGACGACGCAGCCGAATCCGGTTGCGGATGCCGTTAATTTGTTTACTTACAATTCAGTCGTTACTCAGCAGGCTGTTACACGCGGCAACCCGACATCCAAAGTCTACGTTGCTCAGACGGGGATTTATAACTTTCAGTTTTCTGCCCAGTTAGATAAAGCCGGTGGGTCGGCAAGTGCTGTTTATATTTGGCCTCGTATTAACGGGGAAAACCTGCCGGACTCGGCTACTAAGATCGTTATCGACGGCCCCAACAACGAGATTGTGGCGGCGTGGAACTTTGTGCTTGTGCTGCAGGCAAACGACTATTTTGAGTTGGCTTGGCAGTCTTCGGACACCGACGTAGTTATCCCGTATGT